TCTGTGTCAACTTGAACCACCATTATCTCGCCCGACCACACGGCGAGCCTCCCGACGGGGAGTGGGCTACAGTGGGTCTTCGTGGCTTTACAATCTACACCATGTTCGGCACCGTGCCGTTGGAGGTGTGTGCGCATTGTTACGAGGACGAGTTTGCAACTCTGGCCAAGCCGTATCCTTCGCCAGAGGAAGAGCAGTGGTATATGCGTGATTGCGTGGTGCCGACGACGTGTTCGCGCTGCGCATGTGCCTTGTACCGGTTTTCGGCCAGATGGCCGTTTTACGACGAGGAAGTCGTTAAGACGGTGTATGTGTCGGCCAGCACGTTGGCTCATACTCGCTCCCTTGCCGGGAAGTGTTATGCAGCAACTGCCTGGGGAACCAAACCTGCCAATGCCGAGTTGCAACTCAACAACCTCCAAGCTGCCGAGCCGGGTGCCGTGCGCAAGAACGCGGCCCTGACTATAGGCACGTGGGCGGTGAGGGACGAGCTCTCGCTCAAGCGGAGGGGGTGTTGCGGATCCGCAGGTTTCGGCAGTATCCAGGGGACGTCCTGGAAACGATGGCAGGAACCGAAGGTGAAGCAGGCTGGCGGCGACGAGGAGCCAGCACCGGGGAAGGCCACTTTGGCAGCCTCGGAGGATGGGGCGGGGGACGCTGTCCGCCCCGATCCTGACGCGACGAACGCGGTTCGATCACCGCCGGGCCTCACTTTTGGGGCCGAGGAAGCCGTGGCATCGGAAGTAGTCGATGCGCAGCAGCGCGCTTTTGCGGAAGGTGGCACCTTGACGGGCTCTACGGCCCACGCCAAGACCACGACAGCCGAAACGGAAGGACAGGCGGCCGACGACGAGGCCGACATTGGCGTCCGCACCGCACACGGCAGATTCCCGCACATGGGCGACAACAGAGTGTTCCTCTTCAATGGGGACCCTCGTAATCTTGAGGCAGCACAGGCTTTGCGTGACAACGGGGTGGGCAATTTTGACCCCTCGATACGCGAGCACAAGAGCATGGAGCGGGCATTGGCTGGGTTGGAGGAACGCCTCTTCACCGAGAGTGCCATGCGAAGCTCACTGTGCCGCTACGAGAATGTTTGCAGGACGGCGATGCCGAAGAAGCTTTCGGGAGAGCAAAAGATGCAGTGGCATCTAGACGCGATGAACCAGGCTGAAGGAGGACGCGGGCTTTTCTTAGATAGGCCATCCTTCAGCAAATTCATTGCGGCTTTTCCCAAATCAGAGGTGAGTGCGAAGAACAAGCCGCGCCCTATCGCGAACCACAAAGAGGTTCGCCTTACGGCGCTTGCGAAGATCGCATGGGTCTTTGAGGACGTCATGTTCCACGGGTTGGAGCAAATGAGCATCAAACACCGCGCTAAGAGCCACGTCTTGAGTGATGTGGCGAAGAACCTCTCTGAGATGAAGAGGGGGAAGTGGTGTGAAAATGATCTCACGGCGTTTGAGTTCGGTATCTCAAAGCAGCTCAAGGCTGCTGAATGCCGCATCCTGCGGCACATAGCCGGATTTGTCGGCTTGGAGGAGACGGGCTCGTTGCTTTTTGAGCGGGTTCTTTGCGATCGCACCGAGAGCGTCGTCTGGTCAATGACTTATAAAGACGAGGCCGGGGAGCGACGCACCTTCAAGCTTTCCTTGCCGCGCGCGATGCGAGAATCGGGTGACCGACTGACATCGTCCGGCAACTTCTTCCAAAACTTACTCGCCTGGTTATCTTTCTTGGTCGCGCCAGAACACATGGACAAGGCCATCCAGTCCTTGACCAAGACCAGGGGCAAGAGTTTGTTTTACATAAGCGCCCGCGACGGCGAAAAGTACTTGGCCCGACTCGTCTTTGAAGGCGATGACACGGTCGGCCGAGTGGAAGAAGCGGTGTGGCTACCGGCGTACGAGGGAGGGCCGTCTCTCATTGACGACTTTTTCAGGCGCTGGGGATGGAAACCCAAGCTCCTGTGGAAGTCTGAGACTGGCCATGACTACGCTCGCGTCGTGGGGTACGACATCTTGCTCCACGACAACGCAGCTGTATATCAGGGCGCCGACCTTGTCGCGTGCCCTGAGATGAAACGTCTGCTCAATACCAAACAGTGGACCACGACTGCCGTGACCCCGGAGCAGCGTAAGACCTGCACACGGATATTCGCGGCGACGCTGGGACGGGAATTCGCCCGATGCGAACCATTCTGGGCCTTTTGCAAGGGCGTGTACGACGCAAACCAGGGTGGAGCCGCCGTCACGGACGAAATGGTACGTGAACAGTTTCTCGCCTGTTACGGCGAGCTCCCCACGCATGGCTCGCGCATGTTAAACGACATGCCCTATCCCGACTTCGAAGGTGTGAAGCCGGATGAGTGGCAGGCGTTGGCCCGGGTCACATGTGGGGAATTCACGGGAGCAGAGTGGGCCGCGGCTTCGGCAGTGCCTGACGTAAATGTCCATGGACTGGACTTACGGGCGCACTACCCCGCGTCATGGATCAGCTGACCGCGACGGCGGTCGGCGTAGGGGCCATTTTGGCCGGTAGGGAATTTAGGTGTTTGTTTTGTTTGAGTCCCGCGCGAGTCGCGCGTAAATTACCCGTGGGTTGTCACAGAGCCCGCGTGGGTGGCACGCTTCTGCAGCATCGTTGGACGGCGACTGCAGCAAGATTGAGCGTCGATTGGCGTGCCATGAGAAGATCGGCGGATATATATC